AATTCTGGTGGTAACTCACCCTCACGAGCTATAAACCCGTCTTCGCCTGTAACAGTAAATGGATTACCGTTCCTAGCTGCTTCTTTTATAACATAAACTACACTTCGTAGTCTTAGTACTTTATCTTGTTCGTCTACAACAGATATGTCTTGTGACGTACCTTCTAGTAATCCCGACTCGTCGTTACGAACAAATATTCTAACCTCTCGGTTAACAGGACCATTTGATTTAACAACGGCTCCGTATATAACTTTATTTCTTTTAAATGTTTCTTGTACTTTTAAACATACTGTTTTAGCTTCTGACTCAGGAGCAGGCCATAAAGCCATGGCAAATCTACTTCCGTCTACAAGAGCTGATGTACCTCTAATTAAGTTACGAGCATGTTCTGGGGTGCGAACAGGATACTTCATGTCTATCTTAGTCATGTGATGTACCATGAGAAACGTAGCATTTGTTCTTGTTGCTAAGCTTGCAAAGTATCCTGTTACAAATGCACCATGCGATGGATCTGCATTAATGTCTGCTAGAATAAAACTAGCAAGAGGATCAATGACAACGAGAGCCAAATTATCCATTTGCATAATCTGTCGCTCAATCTGTTTCCACTCATCCGTGATAACAGGGCGACCATTTTGGATTGCAACGATAGGTACAACGCCACCATGGTCTGGGAACGGGATAATGTGTAAGTCACAGCCTGTTTCCCTAAACCTATGCCCGTTTGTATCCAACTTTTCAATACGTCTATGTATTTCATCTTTTTCATCCTCTGCTGTTAAGATAACGACATTGCCGTTATCAAGTAATGTAGCATCGAAAGCAGTATCTATTCCTACCTTGCCGTATGCTATCTTCATGCCCAAGTCGAGAGTTAATATACCTTTACCTGTGTCACCAGATGCAGCTAGTATTCCTGCAACTCCTTTAGGTAAAGTAGACTCCAACAAATATTCATAAGCTGGGGCTTTGCCTTGAACTAAATTTTTAACAGATAAAGAGTTATTTAACAAATTAATAGGTGCTGTACCTTGTGTGTTTAATACTTCATCAATGTCAAAATTTTCTTCTATTGCATCAGCTACGTCCCAACCTTTTGGTTTATAATCAGGAACATCTACAACCTTAACTGATGCACATATATTGTTTAAATGATGAGAGAGCTTGTTAGCAAACTTTTTTCCCGCTTCATCATTGTCTGGCCATATAATTAAATTCTTGCCCTCTAAGACGCTCCAATCCGTTTTCTCAAGGTTAGTGTTAGACCCTCCCATGGCACTTGCTGCGGGTATATTTTTAGACATAAGTGCGTCTACGCACTTCTCTCCCTCAACAAACACGATTGTACTTGCGTTAGATATGTTTGGAATGTTGTATAAAGGTCTAATGACAGGCATTTTATATTCGCCTGATGCTAATCTAGGTCTAAAAGTTTTTTCTCCGTTGTCCATTTCAATACGAAGAACAGTGCATAATAATTTATTATCTTTGTCTAAATACTTATGCTCTATAACTCTTTCTTGTTTTGGTTCTTGTTTATATGTTGGTTGAGCAGGTTCAACATATGTATGCTGTAAGGGTATACCAAATTTTTCTGATATTTCTTTTACTGAGTCTTGAAAGGAAGTGTTTTGTGAGTATGACCATACATCAATAAAATCACTAAATGAATTACCACCATTAAATTCACTACCAAGTCCGTCTTTATCTAAATTAAATGAACATGAGTCCCCAGGTGCACCTTGTAAATCACCAATGACAAATTCATTTCCCCGTATACGACCATTTGGAAACATATAACTAAATATGCTTTTTAATGACCCCTTCGCTCTTATTTTAAAATCTGTAACATCAAACTGTGCTGGAATATCATTTCCAACTTGGTTGAAGTCCAGATGATTGCTCTTTATCATTTTTTATTTCCCAACATCTATTTTTAAATTCACAAAATCTACACAAAAAACTATCTGCCTTCGCTGCTACTCTAGGCATCATCTCATCACTGCTTGTTGCTTTTAAAATATTAACCGCCGCATCTGATACCCTTTGTGCAACCTTAGCATCAAAAGGTATTTTTTCAAAATATATCTCTTGCGTGTTTTTATTTACAACAGTAAACAAGGCAGGATTATCCATTAAACCCATGTAAGCTTGATATAAAACTACCTGTGCGTAATAAACTTGATTCGTTTCTTTTGTACCCTTTCTTTTAAACTCGTTCCATTTTTTATCGTTAGCTGATTTACATTCCCATAAAAACGGGTAAGACCAATCAACAGGGCCATCCGTTATAATTCCATCGACATGACCTTTTATCTCTCCGTCAGCAGTATCAAAACCAAACTGACGACCTTGTTTATCTTGTGTAAGTAAATTAAATTTTGCTTTTACTAACCATGCAATAGCCAAGTCTTCAAAATCATGACCAACCTGAAATATTCTTAATGTTCTACCATCAAAATCTTTACCTTCGTCTGGAGGAGTTTGCATGTAACGATACTGTAGTTTTCTCTTACATGGCTCTCCAAGAGACGAAGCCCCAAGATAAGTTCTCTTTGGTTCGTTTTGGTTTTCAAGAACCAAAGCTTCGTCAATGAATGGCATAACCAAATCACTAACATCTCCTTTGTTTGTAGGTGGATTAAGATCTATCATCTAAAAAGGAATCTCGTCATCAAAAGGTGTATCATATTTTTTATTTTTATTTGGTTTTTCTTCTGAAGATTCTTTATAATTTACAGCTTTATAATTTACAGAACGTGACTCTGTAACATCTTCTTGTATTCTTTCGTGTAGTCTATTTCTGTAAGCAACTAAAAGTGTTGTTACTAAATCAAATATTTGATCTTGTGATATTTCAGCTATTTTAGTTTCCCAACCTATAGCCTCAAAATTTGGTACGACATCTTTTATAGTGTCTTGTACAGCTTTGTTTTCTGGTTCTGTTCCTGTATACATCTTTACTCCTTTATCAGTATGTTTGTAAATAAAATCAAGTGCTTGCATGCACCCAAAAAAGTTTAAAATATTATCTCTGCCAATCGAATTATAATTAAAAACAAAAGGATTGGTCCCGATATGATTACATAATCCACAAATTCTTCTCCTTCCCGCAATCTTTATTATGTTTGATTGTTCTTTAGTTAAAGGTTTCCAACAATACATAAAGAACGCTCCTAATTTGCGTGGGAGATTTTCGACAATAGGCTCTCCCACAAGCCTATAAGGAATAGGTTAAATGATATAATTACCTACTGTCTTATGCCCAAGATGGTTTTCCTGAGCTATTTGCAGGAGCCTGTGTAGGGGCTTCTGCTACTGTGCCTTGAGCTGCAACAGGGGGAGCAGCTACTGTAGTTTGCACAGGTGGGTTAGAAGGTTTAGGTTGTCTCACCAAACCATCTGGACCTTTAGGTTGTGTATATTCAGGCATACCTGGAACAATAATTCTATCAAGTTTATTGTTCTTTTTGTCGTTATACTCTTCGATACCAACCGATGTTTTGAATACTAGGTTATTTAGATCACCATAAGATGATAAAACTCTAACAGCTTTAGCTGCATCGCTCATATCTCTTGGCTCTATATTATAACAAGACTCAAGCATTGCACGAATAGTTCTCATAGAAATGTTTCCTGCTTTACTCTTACCATTGTCATCAAGACTACCACCCATAACTGTTAAGTTTGTCCAGAACTTGCGTCTTTCAAACTCACCATTAGTTACGGTAAATTCGCAATCTAAATATTGTGCATCAGAACGTTGTGATTGTTTTAGCAACCCACCGTCACCCGCACCACCTGGTCTTATTGTTAATAATACATCAACAATAGTTCCTTCTGGAATAGGTGAAAAATCTGACTGTTGTGATCCTGAAAATTGTTCGTCTGCTTCATTAAAATTTAACATTATACTGCCTCCTTTTTAGTTAGTACTTCTATGTTTGGTATGTTGTGATTTAAAGTTTCTGCTGTAGTCTTTGTCTTAGGTGCTACTAATTTTGCTAGTAGTTTACCTAAGTGCGGTTCCTCAACAGGGTTTAATTTACCGCTTCTATCCTTAGCTGGAAATCCATCAGGGTTATCTGTATGACATATAAATTCACGCCATGAGTTGCCTGTGTCATCACGATTAATTCTCATAGTGACAACTTCGTCAACAATACCCGGTAGTTCATTACCAACCTTAGATCCTTCAATCTGAAGCTTGTATATCTTCTGATTAAAGTCATCCGTATTCTCATCAAGAATACCGACTAATACAACATTCTTATCTCTGACATGTTGTAGTTGTGTTAACCAATCAAGCATCTCTCTGCCGTGTAATCCATACACTGCGAGCATGTTAATTTTTTTAGTCTTTTCTGTTAACACTTCATCTTGTTGTTTACACCAACGAAAACTTAATCGACCTGCTACTGTTATTGAATCAACAAATAGTGTCTTGTACTTTTCGTGTAATGCTGCGGGGTCTCCCCACTCTTTAACAAGTGCATCATAATGAGCCTGTGAATATGGCATGTCATCACTTAAACTTGCGTTAGGGCCACCAAAGTAACAGGCAAAATTTCTTGCTTCTTGCCATGTCTCTGGTCGTATTGTGTCTCCACCCCACTCACCAAGTGCAATGTCACCAGCTTCTAGGTCCATAAATAATGTCTCTTCAGCGGGTAGTGTAAATAAAAGACTAGTTTTACCAACACCGCTTTCGCCCGCTATGACAATCTTAGCTCCTTTAGTTTCTTGTAGTCGTTCCGACGCTTTAATTATTTTCATGTTTACTCCTTCTAATTAATTAATTTATTTTTAAGTTGTTCTAGTTTTTGAGCTTCTTTATTTTCTACAGGCTCAATAAGTATACGAACAGCGGGGAGGTCAATACCAGGTGTAAATTTATCTTTATCAAAACAATGAACAACTTCAATAACTCTGCTCATTTTTGATTTAATAACAAACCTACAAAGACCCGCAAACGAAGCCTCCCCTAACGCATTTAATATGTTTTCCATATCTTTTTTAGTCACAAAGCTTCTCCTCTACACTGATATAATAATCAGGTCCTTTAGCCTCGACTGTTCGAGATTCCTCAAGAATAAGCTGTATACGAGGATCTGCATCCTTGTACTTATTCTCAGATACTTTGACAGTAATGTCAGAAATGTTTTTTGCGACTTCTGAACCAAAGTCTTCTTCTACTTTGTTCAGTGCTTCCCACAATGTATTGGTGTCCCACGTTACTGCCTTTCTTACTGTTGCCTTTACCGAAAAATCTTCTTCTTTAAAAGTAACAGTTCCGGTGTCTTTATTATCTCCACGCAATCGAGATTCAACACGCTGCGAATATCTTCGCTCGCATACTTTCTTCTCTAATGCTCGGAGGGAATCAGCAACACCTTTTAAAAGAGTAAGATCTTCATGCAACTCTTTTAGTTCTTTAACGTCGTTTGCAATGTCATCAACTTCTTTATCATGCCATTTACTCACGACCTTTTCCGCTATCGTTTTTATCTTCATATTGTCCTCGCTATATTTTTCTATTTACTTTTTCTATTCTAATCGCTAAAGTTGTCCCGTTTGTGAAACAACATATGGGAGTTTATACTACAAATGATAACCGCACGTCAACTAAAATTTTCACGAAATATTTTAAGGTTATCGACACGAGAGTTATGTGCTCTTTCTGGAGTTTCGCCTTCGACTATATCGAGGGCTGAGAATGGAGCCGATGTCAAGTACTCGACTATCAAAAAACTTGCCAAAGTTTTCGAGAGTAAAGGAATAGCTTACCCGACAAGTAAGTCTTTAAAACACCGGGGGGTGCTCGTTAACTTTGATGATTCTCACAAATCATTATGCGAACCAAAAACCAACAAGAGTGGCGACTACTTTACGTCACGATAGTATTTAACGCATTAATTATCTTTACCAACGAATTAACAGAAGAAAAACAAAACTTACTTTTCTTTAGTCGTCGTCGTGGTCTAGCTAATTCAGAGGTCTCTTATGTAATTGAGGATTAGTCGTTATCTTTAAAGTCTACATGAATAACATTGTCTGTTGAATATTCTTCATCATCGCTATCTAACCAATCACCTTCTACTTCAAATGTTATGTCTTTTTCAGTTTGTTTATCGTAATAACCACTAATTTTAGTTATATCAATTTCTTCTTGTTCCATAATAGAATTAAGACAAGATGTTAAGACAGCTATACCTGCTCCAACTCCTTTTACTATATTATACTGACTTACCGAAAGCATAATAGAAGTAATTGTAATTTGACCTGGTGTAAAACCTCTATCAATCATCTTGTCAAAGTATCTTCTATAAGACCAAGCTAATTCATTTGCTTGCTTATGTAGATCTTCGCTCATTGGTCGTGTTTTTGCTGCTTAACAACCTCTTCGTATCTTTTATCAATCATACCAGCTAACTCACGGCCCTTGGCTCTGTTGTTAGTGTCTGCTATTGCTGCAAGTTTTTCGTATGATGCATGATTAAGTGCTATACTTTTATATTTTTGTACGTCTGGCATAATAATTCTCCGTTGTTGTTTACCAATATTTTGTATATATATACATTTTTGTGGGATAATCAAGTAAAAAAATGGGAGCCGGTTATAATGTTAGATAATAAGAAGGATGTACCGGCTCCCTAACGAAGGAACCACAATTATATTGGGATGCATAATCGTGGGAGCAATCCCATATGTAGTATGTTTGTAACACTTCGTCAATAGATATTGATTATTTTTTATGAAACGAATATGTGGGCATAGTTACAGGCCTTGCAGATCTTTTATCTTTTTGTGAAGACAATCCAAGTCTATGTATCTTTCCTAAAACAGCGTTCCTACTTACATCTCCAAGTTCAGACGCTATCTCATACGCTGTTTTTCCTTCTAATCTTAGTTGTTTTAATTGTTGAACACGCTCATCTGTCCATTTTTTACCCATTTTATATCTCCATGTTTGTTAGTATATGTTCAATAACTTTTACAGTAAATCCATTACCAAGCATCTTGTATCTTTGCGTGTTTGATACGGCAGCTGTATAGTTATCTGGAACTGTTTGTAATCTTTCACATTCTAAAGGCGTTAGCTTACGCCAAGTTAATTCTTCTTCCTTAACAACAACTTTAGGTTCTCTATGACCACCACCCATTGTTGTAAGTGTTGGCGACTTACCATCCTCTGAGTATACTCGTTTAATAATATCGTAACCTTTTATATTTGTAGCAGTTCCAACTTG